CTCTTCGAGCAACAAAAGAACCGACACTGTCTCTATTGAGCTGCCAGGGATCCCATTCCTGGCAAGGAGAGAGAGCAGCAATCGGATCGAGTACCGTTGCAAATTTGCAATGAGTGGCTCTGCTTTGGAGAGTTTGGCTGGTTTTTCCAGCCTCAACCCAGTGTCTTTTGCCTGGGAAGCGTTGCCTTATAGTTTCGTCGTTGATTGGTTCATCAACGTAGGCGGATACTTGAGGGCGACGGAATCTGCTTTGCTTTATAATCAGGCTTTCGTGTCTGGTTATAAGACAAGTGTGACTAAGAGCCGGACGGGCGGGATCCTAAAAGGAACCTACTCGCCGTTTGACGGGTTCTTCTATATCTACGACGCAGCGGGGGAAACCACGCTAGTGTCAAAGAAACGGTCGATACTCTTCAGTGCTCCGATGCCAGACGTCCCTAGATTTAAGGTTGATCTAGGGTCAGGCAGACTCTTGAACGCAGCAGCTCTTCTGAGCCAGCTTCTCAAGTGAGGAATTCACGGTACCCTCAAGGGCCGTGCGTTGCGTTATACCTCCGTGGAAACGCGGTTTGACTAGTCCGAGGAAATGGTTCTTCGGTACTTCTCTACGGGCCTTGGTCAGCCCTGGAAGCACGCTTAAGCGTGTCACTTTATTGGAGATCTCCAATGTCCGTTTCGAACATCGTGATCAACGATGCCGCCGGTACGCCGGTTGCCCATACTTTCGTTCCCATCACCCGTGATGCGAATGGCGTGTTGTGGTGGGAGGATCAATCCACAGGTGGCGTCCTCGGTTACGACCGAATCAGCCTCTCCGTGGTGAGACCCCCCGCCCCGAGCGCCGGAAGCAATGCGGGAGAGCGAAACTTCAAAGTGACGGTGGCGGTTTACACCCCCACACTCGAGACACTGGGTACCAGTGACAGTGGCATCACGCCACCGGATCAGGTCGCCTATGTTTTGAAGTCACAGACGACTTCCCTCATCAGCGAACGCAGCACGCTGCGTGAACGGCG